AGAGTTTTGCATACGATCTCCTTAAGGACGGTGGTGTCAAGACTAAAATCATCAAGAAGTATCTCCCACTTATCAACCAGCAAGTCAATCGTTATCTACAGTTGATGGACTTTTACATCAACTTCAAACTCGATGAAGAGTTTAACGAGACAATCAAATCACCCATTCACGACAAGTTCTCGTATTCCTCTTTTTCTGAGGGTGAGAAAATGAGAATCGATTTAGCCCTTCTGTTCACATGGAGAGAGGTTGCAAGGTTCAAGAACTCGGCAAACACAAACCTTTTGATTATGGATGAAGTGTTTGATAGTTCACTAGATGGTTTTGGCACAGATGATTTTCTTAAGATCATTAGGTTCGTCATCAAGGATGCTAACATCTTTGTCATCAGTCACAAGACAGAGATGTACGACAAGTTCCAAAATGTGATAAAGTTTGAGAAGTTCAAAGGTTTCAGTAAGATGGTTCAATGAACACACCAAACTGGCAACATCACTCCAAAAAGGAGCAAAAACGAAAACTCAAACCTCAAGCCTTACGACAGGCAAAGGCACGTTTGAAGCACTTTAAAAAGTGTCACATGACCTCCCAGCAACGGGGGGTTTCTTCATATAATGGGTACATACGAATGGTTCCCGATGTCCTTCCAAGAAGTCAAAGGTACTCTTGCCAAACTGCTGGCAACCGAAGATCTCATCATCGAGCACCGTCAGGTCTCTACAGCATCGTTCGATGTGGGTCGTCGTCTCCTTACCCTGCCGATCTGGAATCGTGCTTCTGAGACCGTCTATGACCTTCTGGTAGCACATGAGGTAGGTCATGCCCTATTCACCCCCAATGAAGATGTCTGGGGTGTTCCTATGGGTTTTGTGAACATCACTGAGGATGTTCGCATTGAGAAGTTGATGAAACGTAAATATCCTGGTCTACCCAAGACGTTCTATCGTGGGTATTCTGAACTGCAAGATGATGACTTCTTCAGCATTGCTGATGAGGATCTGGATGCCATGAATCTGGCAGACCGTATCAATCTGTACTTCAAGATTGGTTCTTTTGTCAAGATTGATTTCTCTGCCGAAGAGAAGAAGTTTGTTGATCAGACTGCTGCAGCAGAGACTTTTGAAGAAGCAGTTGAGGCTGCTAAGGCAATCTTCCTGTACATGAAGTCTCCTGAGCAGGAAGAAGTTGATACCACTGAGTCTGGTCAGGAAGGTGAGTCTGATCGTATCAATGAAGAAGGTCAAGATTCTGAAAGCAACGAATCTGCTGACGACAACGATCCCCAACTGGATACTCCTAGTTATCAGAGTGGTGACAACTCTGGTGATGTTGATGAACCAAATGCTAAGAGTGGATTCGAAGATGACATTGAGGATGAACTGAAGACTCAAGATGCCTTTGATGAAAAGTTGTCTGGTCTTTGCAATGATCCTTCTGAGTATCGTTATATCTCTCGTCCCAAACTGAACCTTGATCGTTTGATCACTGATAACGATTACATTCATCGCAATATTGATTCGTGGTGGGATCAGATTGAAACTGAGACTTGCTTTGAAGAAGTCGATGCTTTCTACAATGACTTCAAGAAGAACGCACAGAAGGAAGTCAACTATCTGGTAAAAGAGTTTGAGATGCGTAAGTCTGCCGATGCTTATGCCCGTTCTTCTACTGCTCGCACTGGTGTGTTGGACTGCACCAAACTGCACACCTACAAGTTCAACGATGATCTGTTCAAGAAGGTGACTGTTATTCCTAACGGTAAGAACCATGGTCTTCTGTTCATTCTTGACTGGTCTGGTTCTATGAATCAGTGCCTCTTGGACACCATGAAGCAACTGTATAATCTGATTTGGTTCTGCCGTAAGGTCAATATTCCTTACGATGTGTATGCCTTCACTCTGGACAATCCTGGTTTCTGGACCAATCCAGATGAAGATACCTATGTCAAAGAGGATAGTTGCTTTGCCCTGCCAGAGCATTTCGGTCTGATGAATCTCTTCACCAGCACCGTCAATAATGCAACCTCCGAAAGGCAAATGCTAAACATGTGGAGGACTGTGTGTGCCATCTCTAGTGGTTGGAACAACTGGAAGGGTCGTCGCATCTATACTTCCTACCCCCAGCCTCCTTTCATGGGTTTGAGTGGCACCCCCCTTAACGAAAGTATCCTTTGCCTCTACGATATTATCCCCAACTTTACTAAGAAGCATAGTCTCCAGAACGTCAACTGCGTCATCTTGACTGACGGTGAGGCACAACCCCTTCACAGTCACTTCTGGTACAAGTATCGTGATACTGAAGGTGGTCGTTGGGGTGTTCGTGGCACTGACAATGGTCGCACTATTTTCCGTGATCGTAAGACTGGCACTATGGTCAAGTTCCCTTATGAGTATTGGAAGTTCACCCAAACTCTTCTGGAGAATCTGAAACTCAACTTCCCGAATGTGAATCTGATTGGCATTCGTGTTGCTGGTAGTGGAGATGCCAAACGTATGGTTCGTATGCACTGCAACCATGACTTTACTAAAGTTGATCCCATTTGTGCTAAACTGACTAAGGAAAAAACTGCAACTCTTTCTGACACTGGATATGATGCTTATTTCTTGATTGTCTCAACTGCTCTGTCTAATGATACAGAGTTCGATGTTGCTGATGATGCTACGAAAGCACAGATAAAATCTGCCTTCAGGAAGTCTCTTGCTTCGAAAAAAATGAATAAGAAAGTTCTTAATGAGTTTGTTAAGTTGGTCGCATGAACGTTATTGATCAAAATGATGCCTTTAAAAAGTATGACTTTAGTTCCTTCATAACCGAAGAGGACGATAAAGAGGCATGTCGGATTATCAAAGATATTATTGATAATGGTAACTACTTTACCAATAGTCCCAAATATCAGACTAGGGAAAATCTCTTTGCCCGTTCTGAGGATGTGTGGTTAAAGTATAGGAATACATTCTTGGTTGCTTGTTTCACTTACCTTGGAAAAGAAGTCAGGGTGGGTAACAGGAAGTCATGGAGTTTCATGACTAACCTAGAAGGTGCTGAGGATCGGGATAAGTTGTGGCATCACCACTGGTATCCAAGTCAAAAAGGCATGAAGATGCTCAGTGGTTTGTGGTATCTGAATATTCCAGATGACGTTGAGAACATGGATCTGTGTGGTACAGAGATCGCACCATACGGTCCTCGTCGGGGTGGAGAGTTCTTCATTAAACCCACAACTGGTAGTTGGTTGATCTATCCTTCAGATAAGTGGCATCGTCCTGGTATTGTTCAGAGTAATCAGTATCGTTTTGTCCTTGCTGTAGATCTGGAGTATTGGCCATAGACGGTCTTGATACTGGCACACTACGTAGTCGTGACCCTCCTTCTGGGATTATAATGTATACATACCAATGAGGTTCGCAATGACCACTCGTTTGACCCTTTCTGCCGATTACATCCGCACTTCTCTTCAGGCATCTTACGGGGAAACTGTGACCACTGGAGACATCCGTGCCTGGTGTGCCATGAATGGTGCCAACTACCAGACCGTCACTAAAAAGATCGAAGAGTTCAAGGTTGGTCGTGGTAAATGGAATCTTACCGTTCGGGAACAGATGGAGCAAACTTACCAGTCCAGTCCCGATGTTCTTCCCGTTCGGGAATGTCAAAATCTCATCCCTGATAAAGATGATACCTTCATCAAGTTTGGTAACTTTGCTGATATTAAAAAGATTATCCAGTCCAATCTGTTTTATCCTACGTTCATTACGGGTCTTTCGGGTAATGGTAAAACGTTCGGTGTTGAGCAGGCATGTGCTCAGTTGGGTCGTGAACTGATCCGTGTAAACATTACTATTGAGACTGACGAAGATGATCTTATCGGTGGTTTTAGGCTTGTTGATGGGAATACTGCATGGCATAACGGTCCCGTCATCGAAGCACTTGAACGTGGAGCAGTGCTACTCTTGGACGAAATCGACCTTGCCTCCAACAAAATCCTCTGCCTTCAGTCCATTCTAGAAGGTAAGGGTGTCTTTCTCAAGAAGATTGGTAAGTGGGTCAAGCCTGCTGCTGGTTTCACTGTAGTTGCTACTGCCAACACCAAGGGTAAAGGTTCTGATGATGGTCGTTTCATTGGCACTAATGTTCTCAATGAAGCATTCCTTGAACGTTTTGCCCTGACTTTTGAGCAAGAGTATCCTCCCACTTCCATTGAGTCTCGCATCCTGAACAAGATCTGTGATGATGAAAAGTTCTGTGTTCATCTTGCTACTTGGGCAGACATTATCCGTAAAACTTTCAAAGAGGGTGGTGTGGATGAAGTTATTAGCACTCGTCGTTTGATTCATATCATCAATGCTTACAATATCTTTGGTGATAAAGTAAAAGCAATCACTCTTGGTTTGAATCGTTTTGATGATGAAACTAAGCAAGCATTCATGGGTCTATATGATGCAGTGGATTCTGATGTTGACGTAAAGACGGAGGTTTGATATAATGACTAATGCTTGGAGTTTGCTTTATGATTACATGAATGAAGATGAATATCTGGCATTAGATAAAGCCTATGATGCCTATCTTGAAAATGTAAACACCTTTAATTTTGAAACTGCTGTACCTGTGAAACCAGAACAACAAAAGACAAAACCTAACTGGAAGTATCACGAAGATCTTACCATTAAAGAAATAGAAGATTATATTACTCGTACATACTCTGCCCACTACTCTTCTAAGATCCAAACTCTTGATCTTATTGAATCTGTGGGTGATGCTGAGGCTTTCTGTCGCAGCAATATTCTTAAGTATGCCTCTCGTTATGATAAGAAAGGAAGTGCTAAAATGGATATCATGAAGATTATCCACTACGCAATTCTTCTCTACCACTTCTCTGGACAAAACAATGAAATTGAAACCCCCTATGAAACTTTCTGATAAGACTCTTACCCTGCTGAAGAACTTCTCTTCTATCAACCAGTCTATCCTGGTCAAGGAAGGTTCTAAAC